GTTGAGCAAATTGAGAGTATTGGGCAAGCGGGTCTGCAACTTGCAGGGGCCGAATACCAAGGGCGATAGATGGATCAATTGCCATTATTAATCACCTAATCCAATTCCCGATCCAATTCTTGAACCTGGTGAATATAAATTATAGTCATACCCGCCATAAGGGGAGGTTGCCGCCCCTTGTCTTGATCGCAAAATATCCAAATAATTTTGCCCTTGGTTGTAGCCAAGATAAGACCCAAGGGCACTCGTCAAAGCATTAGCCCCGCCAACATACCCAGATGCTTGAGCGTTGCCAATTCCTTGGATGCTTTGGTTTTGCGCCTGCCCCATGTTTTGAGCGGCGTTGCCAACATAGTTGGTGGCCGACTGGCCTACACCAGCGAGAGATTGCAATGGATTGAGTTGTGCGTTGCGTTCCGCAAGGTACCGATTCAAAGCGTTGGTGTATTCACCAGAGGCATAGTCTTGACCGTACCGAGCTGCGGCTTTAAGTGCGCCGCCTGAGATCAACCCGCCACGCGCCGCCGCTTGGCGGTCTATCATTTTTTGGCCTTCGCTTAACCTAAATCCATAACCTGGATCGGCATACATTTTTTCCGCTGTAAATGGACGATAGTCCATAGCCAACGGGACAAGTGCATTAAGCGCTTTTTCTCCCGCTTGACGCCAAGGCTCTTGGTCTGCGCGGGTTTGTTCATACATTCGCTGCTGCGCGTCCAGTCCTTGCTGCGCGGCTTGCGCTTGGGTTTTGGCTGCTCGATTGGCGCCAAAAGCACCAAGAGCGCCAGCCCCTAATATTGCAGCTTGAATACCCATTTCTTACCCCTTTGCGAAGATTTGATCTTCGTTCAAAACAAACCCTAATCTTGCCAAAATGCCGTGCATATACTCATGCCCCGGTGCGACCTTGGTGGTTACTTTCCCACCAAACAATTCGTTTATCAACCCTTTGGTTGCCCACCGCTTACGCCACTTTGGAAGAATTGAAACATGGACTTCGCCGTCTTTTTTATACACCGCGCCAATGTTTTCACCGTCGCGCTGTATCAATTGAACATCCCAATCCTTTAACGAAAACTCATAATCCTCAAAAGCAATCGGGTTTGACCAGTCTGTTGCCTCATAGCCAAGACGCAGAGCTTCTTGGCGATCTGAAACAATGACTGTCGCCATTAACTAATCCGCAAATACAAACTAACCATATTCCCACCACTCGTCGCGCCGGTGGTAAAGCCCATGCAACGCCAAGTTGAACCAATTGGAACTGCAACCACGGTTGTGGTGGTGCCACCAGCACTGGCATAGCGCAAATTGGCCGCTATGTTGGTATCGCCTGGATCATCCGCGACGCCGGTGTAGTCGGCCAACATCGCATACGTTCCAACTGCGCCCAACGTAGTAGGTACAGAAGGCGCCGCACTTGTCCACGCAGACCCATTGCTGGTCAAGACATTGCCAGTCGTGCCGGGGCTTACGCTGAACGTAATATTAGGCGTTGCGCCACCGCTAGATGCAATTGGCGAGGTTGCCGTAACCGACGTTACGCCACCGCCCCCACCTGCTGCTGCAATCGTGATGCCGCCAGAAGCATTGGTAATAGTGACGTTTGACCCAGCAGTCAAAGTGGCTTTGGTGTAACCCGTGCCATTACCAATTAACAACTCACCGTTTGCTGGCGTGGTGGTCAGGCCAGTGCCACCATTAGCCACCGGCAGCGCAGTGCCAGAGTAAGCCAGCGTTAGGGTGCCGCTACTTGTAACCGGGCTACCGCTAACCGTAAACAATGCAGGAGCGGCGATCGCCACGCTCGTAACCGTACCGGCAGCGGCACCAGGTGGGCCAAGAATGTTATCCACAACCCAGACTTGCACATCGCTGGCATCGGTCAACTTAAACTTGTAGTTGGTGCCAGGCGTCAACCAAATGTTGGCCTCGCCGCGCGAGTCCAGAATGATTGGGTTGGGGTTGTTGGTTGCGCCGGTCGAGTCGGTGTAGGTTACAATCGGCGTAGTGGTTCCGGCAGCGTAGGTGTATACCTTGCCGCCCGCCAAGGGATTGCCATTGGCATCAAAAAACTGTTGCTTGGCGTTTGGCGATAAACTTGCCATTACTACCTCAAAATAAAAGTCACTGTCGGCGCAGGCAAAACGTAAGAGATGCGTAGTTGGTCATTTGGTGCCAAACTAAACATCCCGTAATAGCTGCCGGTGTTGTAAAAGTTAGTGCCGTCTCGGGAATATTCTAACTTAGTAACGCCACCGCCACTAATTATTATATCCCCATAGTTTGTGCTGGTATTAACGTAAGTCGATGGGTTTCCCGTTAGGGTTACCGTTGTCGGGTTGGCTGGCACCGTGCCAGAACCAGAGGCTTGAAACAGGCTCAAGAAAAACCGAAACCACTCCCGCGAGATTAAACCAGTCTTGGGGTCGGTTAGCGGAACCCTCGGCGGCGTGATAGAGGTTAGATTGTTCATCAGGCATTGGTCGGGCTAAGTATTAGTTCCGCGCCCATGATCACAACCTTATTAGGATCGGTGCCGGAAATCTCATAAACCCGGTCGCGCAACTTCATGGTCATACCCAAGCGCCGCCAAAACACCCGCTGCGAGTAGTTGCCGATCTTGCCCATTGGCGACCAATGCTCGTTTGACCAAGTGTGCCCAGCATCATCCGACCAGCGCAGCATGACCTGCGGGTTGTAGCCAGCCCAATCAGGGTAGGGCAGCGTCACTAAAGACAGACCACCCTCGGTCGTAATCTCAAACCCAGATTGGTTGACAAGCGTATTTTCGCCGTCTGCCGGGTAAACACCCAGCCCAACACCCGACTCGCAATCAAGCTGCAAAGTGTGGTGCGCCGTGCGCTTTAGGTTGTTTGCGTCAGTCGGCAAAGCACGCCACGAGCGCAGCCACTTTTGCTCGGCGCCGTTGTCTGAGTAAACGTCTAGGTCAAAGCCATAGATGTTGCCGTTTTCAAAGTCCCCAACGATTATCTCGTTGTTATAGAACATCTGGCAATTGCTGCGGTGCCGCGTAAACTGCGCCGGGTTGTAGTTGGTGCCCATCGTCCACGCACCGCGCTCGTGCCAAGCTTGGGTAGCCACATCGTAAACCCATGTTGCGTTACCGCTTGGGAAAGTTAGCACATAAAAGGAATGGCCCTCTTGCTGGTAGGTGTAGCCGATTGCATCCGAGATGGTGCCGTACTGGGCGATGGCGTACTCAATGGCATGGGTGCTAATCCGCTGGCCGGTGTAGCCGGTGGAGCGGTAGACAATCCCCTGCCCGCGAGCGTCTGCACCAAGCCAAAACAATCCATTGTCCATCTTGGCAATTGAGTAGGCAGCAGCGCAGCCGATCTCGTTAAAGGCACCTTGCATCCGCTGAAAGGGAAAACCCTCAAGCGCGGCGTCATACCAAACCTCGACCGTCTTGGTGCCAAACACCCAAAGCTCGCGGTGGTCAACAATAATGCCCACCACGCCGTCTGGCGAGCCGTCAGCGCTGGCAAAATCCAACGGGTCAATCTGCGTGCCATCCAGCAGGCTAGTCACCCACAACAACTGACTGTTTGGCTCGTTGTAAACGAAATAGCCGTCCAGATAACCCACCTGCCCTGCGCCGGTAAAGTCTGGATCATTGATCTGGCTAAATGCGGTGGTGACCGAGTTGTAGATGTACGATGGCCCATTGCAGGCCACAAACAACTGCGTGCCGTTGTCGGTCATGCTAACCGGGCTAGTACCACTTACGTTACCAAGCAACGCCTTGTTATAGTTGGCGTCAATCTTAAACAGTTGGGTGCCGCTTACAACGTACCCGACATTATTAAATGTCCACAGCCCACGGATTGGGCCTTGCCCCACATTAGCCAGCAGGCGCAAGCCTGGCGCTCGATTCAAAAAGGCAGGCTCTTTGCCGCCCTCGGGCACAATTTCTGGAAACAAGTTAATCATGCGGTTATCCGCAGCGTTGATGCTGCGGGCCACATACGCTGATCCCAAAATGGGAGTTTTCACCGCAGTTCAGCCCAATTTGTAATCCCGCCAGTACAAACGTAAGTGGCACCAACCGGCACGATCGCCGTTAATTGGTTGTTCTGCCCGTTGACCCCACCAGATGCGCCAACTTGAATGCCAGATACCAGCAGCGTAGTATTTGAATTGATGTCATAGGTGGTGATTGCCACCATGATTGGCTTGGTTGTGCTGTTGGTGTAGGTGGTGCCAGATACGCGGCTAGAAAACACATTCTGCCAAGTCTGCCCATACCCCAACCCATCGGCAACGCTTGTCGCGGCAATAGAGATGCCGCCAGCGGTGTTGGTCACCGTGATGTTGGTGCCAGCGCTGATCGTTCCCAAAGTGTAGCCGGTGCCGTTGCCAATGAGCAATTGACCATTGGTCGGGGCCGTTGATACGTTGGTGCCACCGTTGGCAACCGGCAATGTGCCGGTAACGCCAGCAATCAGCGACAACCCAGTGCAGTTCGTTAACGTGCCGCTGGCAGGAGTGCCAAGCGCTGCATTGGTAAACGATGCGTTGGTAAGCGTGCGGTTGGCAAACAGATTGTTGATGGACAACTGTTTGGTGATGCTGGACTGCACAATTGGCAGCACATCCGTGCCGCCGCCGCTAGATGCAACTGGCAGTGCTGATATAGTGATCGTAGGCATTAGTAATTACCCGCATATACGTTAAAGCGCTGCCTCGTCGCAACCAGCGAGTACGGCATAGCCATCACATCATCTGGATTGTTGATGCGCTTGATGTTGCGCTTGCTGGTCATGGCAATGCGCGTAACTTGCGGCGATGGCTCAACCCCAAACTCAGGGGCGATCTCCATAGCCAGATTGTAGACAAACGCCCGCAGATAGCCCGGTGGGAACGTCAGTGCCGTTGCAAGCGTAGCCGGTTGAGACAATTCCTCAACCGAAATAAAGTGCCATTCCAAAACCCGCGTTGGCTTTGGGTAGATGGTCATCGTGATATTGGGATACTCCATATTTATCCACATTACCTGTGGATAAGTAGAGGTCACCGTTTTAACAGCAATCCCGTCGTATTGCTGCTGATTGATAAACTTA